CGTGTACTCAGCCGACATGATCGTCGCCCGTTTGCGTGACTTTCAGGGCATGACCGTCAAGCAGGCCCGGTGCTGGGTCACCGACGAGATCGAGACGCGGTGGATGGGCGTCGGCACGCCGCGGATCGTCTGGGCAGCGACTATCCAAGATTTCGGTGTCAACTGCACAGGTCAGGCCGCCCCGTAGGGCGGCGAGCCGCGTGCTGATCAGGATTGTTGCAGCAGGTTTGCGACCTTGGTTATCGTCCGCGTTGAGATCCGCGGTGCGCGACGCAATTGCATGCGAACGCGAATGCGATCTACTGCTGCATCGAATGCAGATTGCACAGTCTGAAACACGCCGACAGACCAACCGTCGATGCTAACTTCGATGATCTTGTCGTGGTTGTCAACGGTGAATCCAACTAAACGTCCACGGCAAGTGCAGGTAGTCAGAGAGTAGCGATCAACTTTCATGGTCAGTTCCTTTTGGTTAGGTCAGCCTCATTGCTAACATAGGCACTATACAAAGAGATATAGACGCTGTCAACACAAACATGCGAAAGGTTTTCGGTGTCAACTCCACGGGTTGACATAATCCGGTGCTATATTCGCGGTTATGACGGTCAGCACGTTTGACGAGTTTAGGGACGCAATTGTCGCACACTTGGAGCGTAACGGCTCGTCGCGCAACGAGTTAGCGATGAGTCTCGACAAGCAACGGGTGCTGCGGGCGCATTCCGTGCGCTGCATCCTGAGCCAAGCGCCGAGCCTGCGCCGGCGGTACGCATCGTTCAACTCCATCCTCGCCATCGCCGACGCGGCGGGATTCACCATCCAACTTTCACCCAAGAATGAAACGGAATAACAATGCCAAGCAAGTCCGCGGCGCAAAAGCGCCTGATGCAAGCAGCAGCCCACAACCGCTCGTTCGCCAAGAAGGTCGGCGTCCCTATGTCCGTCGCAAAGAAGTTCGTCAGGGCGGACAAGGCGAAGTCCCGCCGCTCCCGGTAAAACGCCGTAGAGGCCGTCCACCGACCTTCAAGGGCGCGCCTGAGCCACAGGCCACCGAACTGGTCAACTGGCTGTCTGAGGGCAAGCCGCTGCGTGCATGGTGCCGTGAACCGGGCAACCCGTCACACATGGCGATTTACGACTGGATCGTGGGGGATGAGAACTTTGCTTTACGCATCGCGCAGGCGCGTGAGGATGGCTATGACGTGCATGCTGACGAATGCATCCGGCTAGCCGATACCAAGCCAGCCGACCAAGTCGAGGTGGGGTGGCGGCGCCTGCAAATTGACACTCGGCTCAAGCTGCTCGCCAAGTGGAACCCACGTAAATACGGCGACCGGGTCGGCGTTGACCATGCCGGCGGCGTGACCCTCAACGTCACGACAGGCGTACCAGCCGAATGACTGCGATCAGACTCGACTACCACCCTCGAGCGTGGCAGCGCGAATGTCACCTCAAGCGGCGACGTTTCACCGTTCTCGCCCTGCACCGCCGTGCCGGCAAGACGGAACTTGCCATCATGGAGTTGATTGACAAATGCCTCAAGTGCAAGGCGGAACTAGGGTTCTACGTCTATGTCGCCCCGTTCCTCAAGCAGGCCAAGGCCATCGCCTGGGCGCGGCTCAAGCAGAAACTCCTGCCCATGCGGAATACCGCGGCCATCGACATCAACGAGGCGGACCTAGCCGTCACGTTCAAACACAACGGAACAACCATCCGCCTGTTCGGCGGCGACAACCCCGACGCCCTGCGCGGCGTCCGACTCGACGGCTGCGTGATTGACGAGGTCGCCCAGATCAGGCCCGAGGTCTGGAACGACATCATCCAGCCAGCCCTGTCCGACCGACAGGGTTGGGCCATGTTCATCGGGACGCCGGCGGGCATCAACCTGTTCAGCGAGCTGTTCTACCGCGCAAACAGCCTTCCTGACTGGTACGCAACGCGATACACAGTTCACGATACGGATGCGCTGGACCCTGACGAGGTGGCGCGCCTTGAGCGCGACATGCCGGAAACAGCGTTCGCTCGAGAGTACCTGTGTGACTTCAGCGCGGCAGGCAGCGATCAGCTCATCAGTATGTCAGATGTCGAGGCGGCGGCGCGAATCGTCTATCGCGACGGTGACGTGCTGGATTCACCGCTGGTGATCGGCGTGGACCCTGCCCGTTTCGGTGATGACCGCAGCGTGATTGTGTTGCGCCAGGGGCTACGGATGGAAAAGCCGATGATCCACCACGGCGTTGACAACATGCAACTAGCCGGCCTGGTCGCACAAGTCATTGATGAACGCGACCCGGACGCCGTGTTCATTGACGTTGGCGGCGGTGCCGGCGTCATCGACCGCCTGCGCCAGTTGGATTACTACATTGTCGAGGTGCCGTTCGGTGGCAAGGCGAACCAGCCAAACCTGTTTGTGAACCGACGCGCAGAGATGTGGTGGCAGGTCAAGGAGTGGCTAGGCAACGGCGGCAGCATCCCAAATGACACGGCGCTGAAGGCCGAACTGTCAACGCCGACGTACTGGTTCGATGCCGTAGGCAAGCGATGCCTCGAGTCCAAGGACGAAATCAAGAAGCGCCTACAGGGCGGCGGCAGCCCGGACATCGCCGATGCGCTTGCGTTGACGTTCGCGTACCCGGTCGCAAAGCAACTGCCTCGAGAGGTGCGCGAGCGGATCGACACCAGCCCGAAGGACTACGACCCGTATGAGTCAATGTAGGTGCCCGTAATGAATGGCGAAATCAATACCGTCCTCCGAGGTTTCCATGATCCGTGATGCAACACAAGCGGACCATGATGCCATCGTGGTTATGTATCGCCAGTTTATGGCGTTTACCCCATATGCGGATGTGCTTACGGCTACCGATGACGAGATTAGCGCCACAATCCGCCACTTCATTGCGCATGCCAACGTGTTCGTCGCAGACATCGACGGAACAGTATCGGGCGTCTTGGTTGCCGTGCTGTCACCAGCTTGGTACGCGCCAAGTCACACAATCGCCACGGAACTGGCATGGTGGGTGGCACCGGAATACCGCAAAGGAACAGCAGCAATTAGGCTCATTCAGGCGTTTGAACGATGGGCCATCGAAAGCGGAGCAAGCATGGTGAGCATGAGCAACCTTCAGGTCAATGACGATGGAGCGGTTGCAAACATTCTTGGCCGAATGGGATACGAGATGACCGAACAGGCACACACGAAAGGACTTGCATAATGGCAATTGGAACTACGGCGGCGATTGTTGGCGCGCTTGCAGCATCAGCAGCAGCAGCCGCAGGAACCGGATACACAATCTATGCCGGCGAGCAGGGCAAGAAGGCGCAGAAGGAAGCGATGAGCCAGCAGCAGGCCGCGCAGGCACAGGCTGCGCAGCAGGCTCGGCAGCAGGCCACGGAATCGCAGGCCGCCATTCGCCGCAGCCAGCAGCAGGCTCCTGACGTTGCCAGCATCATGGCTGCGGCACAGGAAAGCGGCGCTGGTGGTCCATCTGCCACAATGCTTACTGGCCCAGCCGGCGTTGACCCGTCGCAGTTGATGCTTGGACGCAACACGCTCCTCGGGGGTTGACATTGAGCGAATACCCTAGCGATAGCAAGTCGTACAAGAACGCGCCGCAGCGCGACCGGCTGTTCACACGCTGGGGCCAGCTCAAGAGCGAGCGCGCATCGTGGATGGCGCACTGGCAGGAGATCACCTCGTACCTGTTGCCGAGGAACGGACGGTACTTCCGCCAAGATCGTGATCGTGGATGGCGTCGGCACAACAACATCTACGACAACACCGGCACCCGTGCGCTCCGCACGCTCGGCGCCGGCCTGATGTCGGGCGCGACGTCGCCAGCACGGCAGTGGTTCCGCCTCGCCACGCCCGACCCGGAACTGAACTCCTACCAGCCCGTCAAGCTATGGCTCGATGACGTCACCAAGCGCATGCAGCGCGTGTTCCAGAAGTCGAACACCTACCGCTCCCTGCACCTGATGTACGAGGAACTCGGCGCGTTCGGCACGGCCTCGAGCATCGTGCTGCCGGACTTCAACGAGGTCATCCACCACTACCCGCTGACCGCCGGCGAATACTGCATCTCGACCGACGCGCAGGGCCGCGTCTGCACCCTGTACCGCGAGTTCGAGATGACCGTCTCGCAGGTCGTGAAGGAGTTCGGCTACGACAACTGCTCGACCTCCGTGCAGAACATGTACGACACGGGGACGCTCGACCAGTGGGTCGCCGTCGTGCATGCCATCGAGCCGCGCATGGACCGCGACATCAAGAAGCGCGACAGCAAGAACATGCCGTGGGGTTCGTGGTACTTCGAGGTCGGCGGCGAGCAGGACAAGTTCCTGCGCGAGAGCGGGTTCAACTACTTCCCCGC